TTATTTCATCATGTCATTTAAACATTGAACTTCTTTTACCTTAACATCCTCTAATACGTGGGTATATATTTCAGTTGTTTTAGTAGAACTATGGCCTAATAACCTAGATACTGTTACTATTGATGCATCCTTCTCAAATAATCTAGTAGCATATGTGTGCCTTAGTGAGTGAAATTTCTTATATGGTACATCAGCATTTTTTAAAGCACGTTTCCACGATTTAATTAGGTTCTGAGCATCAATATAGGTACCTGTAAGTGAAGGGAATAAAAGATTGTTGTCAGTATAAGCAGGCCCATGTTTTAAACGCTCTTTTATTACCAAGATATTCAATTTATCTAACTCAGGCAATAAGCTATCAGGTAGAGGTACTTCCCTCCTGGAGTGCTTAGTCTTAGGCTTTGTAACCTTTAACTCATAGTGAGAATTTTCTTCATCATCATATATTTTTGCATTTCTAACACTCTTATTAATTTTAACTATATTATTTTGGATATCTGATTTTTCTAGTGCTAATATTTCACCTTGGCGAGCGCCAGTAAACAATGCAAATAGAATTATATATTTTAATTTCACGTCATTAAGACTATTCACTATTTTTTTGACTTCTTCCCTAGTAAAGGTCTCAATAGCGAGATCTTCTTCTTCGAGATCTTCTTCATTATCTTTTGATATCTTCAAGCCTTTAATTGGATTCTTGATAATATAAGCTTCAGACTCTGCATATTGAAAAAACTTACTTAAAACCTTGTTTAAGTTATGAATTTTAGAATAGCTATTACCATTTTCTGATAGCTCATTGTAATACTTTTGAATAGCTATCTTTTTAATATCTGCAACGCTAAGGCGACTCAATTCCGTACCTTTTATATAATTTCTATATATTCCTTCATATCTTTCAAAGCTAGATGATTTATTGCCAGAATGGCGCTCTATCTCCCATAACCAAGTATGCATTGACCTTTCCAATGATAGACAGCCTAAATCGGGGTTTATTCCACTCTCTAAAGCTTTAATATATTCTTTTTTTCTATTCTCTGATTCCGTCTTTGTTATACCATAGAATATCTTTCTAATAGGATTTCCTTTTGTATCTGTGCCTATTGTGAGCCTTGTACGGAAATAGCTGTACCCATTAGTTTCATAATTAGTCTTTGGTTGTCGTGCCATGTGGATCACCTCATTATTACAAATTATTTAATCTAGAAAAATCAAAAGTATAATTTGTGTATCTATATATAAATTCCATTAAATTCTTAATAGCTCCATTTATTTGAGGCTGACTGATAAACATATTTTGAATTTCACTGTATGAAATTCGTTGGTCTTTAAATCCTTTCAATATTTTTAATATGGGTACCATATCATCAGCATCACCCATTAAATATCCTTCACTCTTATTAGCAATCTTAATATTATCAAAGTACATATTAATACATGCGAAAGCAGTTCCCATACATGTTAACAATTCATCTTTTTCCTCATCGTTTTTGCCATCTATTGCAGCCTGGATAGCATTTAAGATAGTTGCAATATGCTCATTGGTAATAATATCCTCTTTGGTAATAATATCCTGAATATATTTATAGCTATCTAATTTTACTATATAACTTTTAAGTTGTGTTATTCCCAGTAGATAATCCGTGGGTACATCAAAAATTTCTGATAGTTTGATAAGAATATCATAATTTGGTTCTCTACCGTTTTCATAAGCTGAATAACTTTGTACCGAAATATCTAAAAAATGAGCAATATCGATTTGCTTATAGTCAGTTTTAGACCTTAAATCTTTTAATATCTTTGAAAATTCAGACATTGGACACCACCATTCCCTAATTAGTTGATATGATTATATCATATTCTTCAAATACAGTAAACATGGTATTGACAATGTTTCATATTGATAGTACACTAATTATGGAGTTGGATATTCAAGATACAGCATTAAGGGAGTGGTGTAATGATTAAAGCACATAATCCAAATTTAAAAATTATAAGGATTAAAGCTGGTTTGTTTCAAAAAGAAGTTGCAAAGTCAATTGGAATTACTGAGAATGCATATTCGATAATTGAAAGAGGTAATCGACCTGTAGGTATTAAAACGGCGAAAGATATATGCGATTTCTTGAAAATACAATTTGATGATATTTTTGAAATAATTGAGTAGGGGGTGATTAGAGGATGAAGAAGTTAATGAGCGTTGCTGAGGCATCACAGGTATTTGGAATAGGTAAAAATAAGCTTTATGCTATGGTTAGAAGCCAGCCAGATATTCCAATTGTAAGAATAGGAGAAATTAAAAAGATAAATGCAGATTTATTTTCCTCATGGTTGGATAAGTGTACAAAAGAAGGTAGAGAATTATGACCTACAGTTAATATCCTCTAAAGATAGTAAAAAGATACGTGCATATACAGACTCTAAAATGGAAAATCAAGCAAGTTACTAAGAAGTTAAATAAACCATAAGGAGAAGCTAACAAAGTAGGTGAATAAATGGTTAGTAACGGTTGGGTAAGTCTTCACAGGGATATTTTAAATAAACCAATATTTGAGAATGAAAAATTGCTGAAAGTGTTTATATGGTGTCTATTAAAAGCCACGCATAAAGAACACAAACAACTTGTAGGAAGGCAAAATGCAAGGCTAATACCTGGTCAATTTATTACAGGTAGGAACAAAGCGGGTATCGAATTATGTATGCCACCTTCAACCGCATGGGAATATTTGAAGGTGCTAGAAAACAACGGAACTATCAACATCAAATCCAACAACAAATATTCAGTTGTAAGCATTGAGAATTGGGGGTTATATCAAAATATCAATGAGAGTTCCGACAACAAACAAGACAACAAATCAACAACAAATCAACAGCAAATCAACACAAACAATAATGATAATAATGTAAATAATAAATACTCTTATCAAAATTCACATTTTGATATAGCGAAAAAGCTTCAATCTTTAATATTAGAATATAACCCTAAGAACAAATGTGCAACAGCCAATCTAGATAAATGGTCAAATGAAATAAGATTGCTGCAAGAGAAAGATAAAAGAACAAATGATGAAATAGGAGACATTTTAGAATACATATTCAACATAGATGATTTTTGGAATTCACAGATACAATCCCCAGCTAATTTACGAAAACACTGGGACAAGATATACCCAAAGGTAAAAAATAAAAGCAAAACAATGTCTAAGGAGAAAGACGACAACCCATATTCACACTTACCACGATATGGAAGGAGTTAATAATGAACTATGATATAGAACTCGAGCAATATGTATTGACATGTATGATTGTTCATAGGAGATGCGCTTTAGAGGTTGAATTATTAGAGGAAAATGATTTTATTGATTCTGCACACAAAGAGATATATCTAGCTATAAAAGAATTAATAAAAGCCAATAAAAACTTTGATGATAAGATATTAATATCAAGCATAAATAAAAGGGTAAAGTCAGAAAATTTAATGTTTATAGCAGAAAATAAAGCCTTAAAACTCAACTGGAAAGAATACGTTAAGCAATTAAAAGATCTAACACTAAAAAGAAGGCTTCATGATATAGCGGAAAAGATCATGAACTCAGATACTTCGGGTGAGGATATGTCAGAGTATGCGGAAAAGGAAATATTTAAACTAAGGGAGAACATAATAACCGAAGATTTTACAGATATAAAGTTAATTGTAATGGATGCATATAAGCAAATAGAAGATGAGCAAGAACAGAAAGGTTACACAGGATTAGAAACGGGGTTTGTAGATCTAGACAGGATAACAGGCGGGTTACAAGATGCAGACTATATTTTATTAGGTGCTCGTCCGTCTATGGGGAAAACAGCCCTTGCACTAAATGTTATTAGTAATGCAGCTATGAGAGGAAAAAAAGTGGTGCTATTTAGCTTAGAAATGAGTGAAAAGCAAGTAATGAAAAGATTACTATTATCAGAATCATTCATAAGTGGTAATAAATTAAAGAATAAAAGTCTAGATAAAAGAGATTATGACAAGTTGTTACATGTCGCAAGGGGTTTTTGTAATAGCAATATTTCTATCAATGATAATGCTTCTCTAACAGTTGCCCAAATGAAGAGCATGAGCCGAAAGTTAAAAAGGACAAAAGGTCTTGATTTGATTGTAGTAGATTACCTACAACTAATTAAAAGCAAAGAAGGGAAAATCAGACGGGAACAGGTAGAAGCCGTTTCAAGAGATCTAAAAGTTATGGCCAAAGAATTGAATGTACCAGTTGTTGTTATAAGCTCATTAAGTAGAGCAAATGAATCAAGGAATGATAAGAGGCCTATCCTTTCAGACCTTCGTGAAACAGGACAAATGGAGTTTGATGCAGATCTAATTATTTTTTTACATAGAGAACATTACTATGACCGAGAAGCGAATCCAGGACAAGCTGAATTAATAATTGCAAAACAACGAAACGGTTCATTAGGAGTCATTGAATTAAGTTGGGTGGGTGAATGCACAAAATTTATGGATTTGTAATATAGAACGAGGTGAAGTCATGGATAAAAAGCATATAAGAACAATTGATGTCCAAGCACAAAGAATTTACTGGACTATGGAAAAATTAAAAAATATTTATCCTAAGGAAGAGAAAGTTGATTATGCTGAACAATTAAAAGAAGTTTTAGAGCGTGGCTTAGCCTATGCAAAATCGAAAAAAGAAGAAAAAAAATAAGGAGTGAGTAAATATGGTAAATTTAGAAGAGAAAAAGACAGTTTGGTTCAAATACAATAAAAAAACATATAATTTGATTGAGTTAAATAATGCGAAAGATTCCAGTAGAGGTGGTGCGTTAAAATATGCAGGTCATACTGTACTTTTTATACCAGGCGGATTAAGTCAATCAGAAAAGCAAAAAGCGCTTCATTATTTATTAAAAGAGCGTAACTGGATTTCGCTAAAAGATTGTAACCGAATGAATACAGGTGGGAGAAATAAAATATCCCTAAAAAAGGGAGAAATGGCAAATGAGAAAAGAAATTAAAAGCAACAATCATATTGACGAAAGGTTAAAGGTAGCAAAAGTTAGTTTTTTTAAGTATAACAAGGTTTCGTATAGTTTGCTTGTGCTTAATGATAATAATTCAAGTATTCTACTTAAAAAAACTGGTGGAGGATATAGGGAGAAAGATAATAATTGTGTTTTACTTATTGTTGATGGACAGTTACCTGATCGTAGGAGAAATACTATTATACATAGGCTTGTTAAAGGCAAAAATCTTTATAAAAACAATTAAAAATAAGTAGAAACTCTTTTAATTAGAGGCTATAAGGATATATATAGCCTCTAAACGCTTACAATAAGTAATACATATGTATTGGATCATAGGATACAAGTTCCTTTAATACTTAAATTATAATAAGAGGTGGTGGTTTTATGACCAATGAAGAGCTAGTTGCAGATTATCACAATGGAAATAAAAAAGCTATGGACGAGATTGTCTTAAAAAACAAAGGCCTAGTATATAAATTAGCTATCAAATATAATAATTATAGCTATAGTTATGATTCTAGTTCGATTGATAAAGACGATCTCATTCAAGAAGGATTTATTGGTTTAATGGTAGCTGTTAACAAGTACGAAATAAAGACAGACAATCCCGCTAAATTTAGCACATATGCTGTATTCTGGATTAGACAAAAGATAAGCCGATTCATGAATACAAAGCTTACAAGCGGTGAAATAAGCCTCAATAAAACATATGATGAAGGTGATAGTCTAGAACTTATAGATTTGCAAGTTGATGAAAATGATCAGTATCTAGATATTGAAGAGCGTTCATGCAATCAGGAGTTACACGAGGCACTAGAAGAGGCTATGAGAAAGAACACTACTCTTATGGAACGTGAAATCTTAAAACTAAATCATGGCTGGAACAATACGGAATGCATGAGTATTAACGAATTAGCAGACCTTTTTCATATTCCCCAAAGACAAGTTTTTTATAGAAAATATTCTGCGATTAATAAGTTAAGAAGATCATCATGGGGTGCACAAATGATCAGGGAAATATATAAAGAAAATCAAATTAGATCATATGATAATGTTGATTCCCTACTAAACCAAATAGACTATTATAGTAAGAACATAGGGGCGTTAAATAGTGATACAAAAGATATTTTACATAAATACACGCCATATATATAAAAATGGCTTATAAGGTAAATTTGAGCCTTATAAGCTATTGTTGAAAATTTTAGATAACAAAAGGAGATAATCTATGCACGATATTAAATATAAAGAAATAGAAGAGCAGCTATTTAATTATAAAACTATAAGAGCTTCAATAAACCACAATCAACTTAAATTAGAGAATATAGAATTAGAGGATCAATATGAAGATCCGCAAGATAAAAAGAAAGAGCTTAAAAGAATGATAGCCTTAGATACAAATAAGATAAGAATGATAGATAATGCCATCAATTCTCTAACTGAACTAGAAAAATCGATAATAGTAATGTTTTACATAGATCGTACGCAATGGTGGATAATAGCCCAACAAATAAACTTCTCAATGGGTTGGTGTAAAGCAAAGAGGAAAGAAATAATTGATAAAATGTTATCTTATTGGTAGCGGTGAAAGGGACAACCTTGGTTTTTAGGTAAGGAAGTGAAGAACCTCGGAAATCCTAAGATTATTATAGATGTATTACCCTCAGTAATGAAGATTTTACAGAGTGTTTACTCCATCATTCCCCATCATTAATCCGAGTAAATCCGAGTAATGCACTACCGTGTTTTACAGAGTGTTTTGTTCATTGAGAATGCTTGATTATAATGTTATTTAATTCTTTTGTTGCATCATTCCTCTAATGCAACGTTTCGGAACGCTCCAATCAAACGCTCGGAACGCTCCAATCAAACGCTCGGAACGCTCCAATCAAACGCTCCACCCAATCAAACATACTGCTGAGAGAATGTACAGAGGTGTTATATACTAAATTAGAGGCTTTGAGGTACTGTTTTTAAACGTGGCCGCTTTAGGCAATGGCGGTAAGTATTCCAGATTTATATTAGAGGATGAAAATAAGAAAGCTAACAAAGGATAACAAAAGGAAGAGGACGCCTTGGAACGGGGCATCCTTTCAAATGAGGCATACAAAGCATGACACTTATCAGTGAGAGCGAACTGTATAGAAGATAAGGGTGCCACTAATCGTTACGCCTTTGGTGTAAAGTAAGGATGGAATCCTAATTTGGGATTCCATCGGAAGAATGCAAATGACTTCACTAGTCAACGAAAATGGAACGTATAATTAAATCATGTTAATAATGATGATAGAGCTGATGTCATGATTCACGACGTCAGGTAAAACGAGCGAAGAGAAGATAATCCCTAAGAAACCCTAAGATAAAATCATTAGAGGAGAGATCAACAGCAAGAGTTAATGGTTCAAAGGCACTAACAAATACTAACATAAGAGAGCAAATACATAGTCTTAAACAAGGCAAGTTGAATCAGACGTTCATAAGTGAATCAGATATCTTTCAAAAGTATATGGACATTGCGTTTTCAGACATTGTTGATTATGTTGACTTTGGCTATGAAAAGGTTTCTTTAAAAAGCGAATATGGCATTCCTCTAATAGATAATGATGGTAATGAAATTAAGGTACCTAGAAATTATGTAAGGTTTAAAAACAGTGATGAGATAGATGGATCAATCATTACTGAAGTTAAGCAAGGTAAAGATGGAGTATCTGTTAAGCTCAACGATAGAATGAAAGCTCTTGAGTGGCTTTCTAAGCACATGAACATAGCGACAGAAGAAGAGCGGTTGAAAATTAAGAAGATGAAAAATGAAATAGATAAACAAGACATAGATTTAACGCAGCAATCGCAACAGGTGGTGTTTAGCGGTGAAGATGAACTTAAAGACTAAAATATACCTTCCTGATAAAATTGGTAAAGGCTATGCATCATTTTGGAAATTTAAAGGTCGTTATCTAGTAGTAAAAGGTGGTAGAGGTAGTAAGAAATCAACTACCTCGGGCATGAAAATAATATATAACATGATGAAGTACCCGTTGGCCAATACATTAGTTGTTCGGCGGTTTTTTAATACCCATAAAGATTCTACCTGGACGCAGTTAAAATGGGCAGCAAATAATCTAGAAGTTGGTCACTTGTGGCATTTTAGCAAGAGTCCACTTGAAGCAACGTATAAGCTTACTGGACAAAAGATTTTATTCAGAGGGTTAGATGATCCAATGAGTATTACATCGATTACAGTAGAAATCGGATACTTATGTTGGGCATGGTTTGAGGAAGCATTCCAAATATCAAACGAGGAAGATTTTAACAAGGTTGATATGTCTATTCGTGGGGAATTGCCTGAAGGATATTTTAAACAGATTATTCTTAGTTTCAATCCGTGGTCGGAGAACCATTGGCTTAAGAAAAGTAGATAGAAAAGAATGTAAATACCATTACTTGAAAATGGATATATCTAAATATTTTTATAGAGTAGACCATGACATAGCTTTAAGCATCGTAAAAAGAAAAATAAAAGATAAAGACGTCCTTTGGCTACTTGCAAAGATAATCAAGAGTGACGATGTTGCATTTGGATTGCCACAAGGGATTGAACCAGGAGATTGTGCTAAGCATGACCGATTATACGACAAAGGCATGCCAATAGGTAATCTAACAAGCCAACTCATAGCAAACATATATCTAAACGAACTAGATCAATTCAGTAAGCACAATCTAAAAGTAAATCATTATATAAGATATATGGATGACTTCATTATCTTACACCAGGATAAACAATACTTGCACAGGTTAAAAATAGAAATAGAAGACTTTTTAAACAATAATATTGGGTTACATTTAAACAGTAAAACTTGCATTAGACCTGTTTCAGTTGGTATTGAATTTGTAGGCTTTAGAATTTGGTCTACACATTTGAGACTCAAAAAGAAAACATCGATAAAGATGAAAAGGAGGTTTAAATATCTTAAAAAATCATATGCCAGAAATGAAATTGAATTTTCAAAAGTAAATTCTAGCGTACAAAGCTATTTAGGAATATTAAAACATTGTGATGGTTATTTATTGAAAAAATCTATATTAAAAAACCTTGTTTTAATCAGAAGTTCGTCATGAAATAACATACAATTTGGAGTCACCATGACACAATATAACAGCGTAAAAATAGGGATCTCTTAGGAGGTCTCATTTTTATACAGAAAATACGAAAGGAGAACAGAGTATGTATGAAATAGTAAAAATTAAGAATGAGAATATATTTACAGATAGTTTAGTAATTGCGGAAGGGACAGGATATGAACATCATACAATTACAAGAAAAATAAGGGACTTTTATTCTGATTTTGAGGAACTAGGAGAGTTGAGGTTTATGGATGACACATCCAAGAACCCAAAAGGCGGTAGACCAACAAAGACGTATATATTAAATGAACCTCAAGCATCGTATTTAATAACTTTACTTGAAAATAACCATATTGTAAGAAGGTTTAAATTAGAGTTAGTAAAAGAATTCTACCGTATGAGAGAATTTTTATTTGATAAACAATCATCTAAATGGCAACAAGCAAGAATTACAGGAAAGCAAACAAGGAAAGATGAAACAGATATTATATTGACTAAACTCATTCCTTTAGCAGAAGGTCAATGCAGTAAAAATGCTGGGAAATTGTACATTACATATTCAAAATTAGTAAATAAGACTTTGGGAATAGAATCAGGTCAAAGAGATAATTTATCACTAGAATATATAGAAACGATAAAATTCCTTGAAAGAGCAATTGAAAACATAATATCTATTGAGGTTGACAAAGGAACTTACTATAAAGAAATTTATCAAATTTGCAAAGCAAAATGCCAAATGATAAAAGAGTTGTCATTTTTGCCCGTATTAGACAGGATAGCGTAAAAATCACGATAAAACTAGGGGAGTGGGTTAGTTATGGAAATTGTACAAAAGTATTTAATTGAATTTGCATTAGCAACTATATTACTCATATTAAGCAGAAAATTCAAACAAATAACAACACAGCAAGGCGCGTTAAAATTAGGGATGCAGGCTCTTTTAAGAGATAGAATCATACAAGTGTATAATCACTATTGCGAGAGAGGTTATGTGCCAATTTATGCTCTTGAGAACGTAGAGGAAATGTATACACAGTATCATAATTTAGGTGGTAACGGTGTTATCACAGAATTGGTTGACAAGATACATAAGTTACCACAAAGAAAGGATGAATGTTAATGAATTTTATCCATTACACAATTAGGATCATCACTTAGATTGACCCAATTTCCACATAGATTTGCATAAACATATTTCATAATAAACACCTCCTTTCAACATAATTTTACCATATGTTGGATAGTCGGAGAAAACATTATAAAAGCGAGGTGAAAGAGAAATGTTTCAAAAAGGAAAAATTATTAAATTCACAGACGTAAAAGAAGTTAAAGAAACATCAGATTATCGGGAAGTAAATAGTCTAGTTAAAAATGATTGGATACTACTGCAAATAGTACCCAACCAAGAAATGCTATTCGTAATTGGAAGGCTGGGGGATTAAGTGTTTTGAACAGGAAATGAGAATATACAAAAGGAGCGATTACATGGAGAAGAAAGCGCCCCCAGAAAGAACAGTTGCACTAAGAGCTAAAGAGCTGGAGGAATACATGGAAAAAGAGTATGGTGTCACACGAGAAAATATCGACGAAAAACTAGAAGAAAACAGAGTTATATTACGCAAGATGAGAGCAGAACGGGGAATTACGGATTAACGCCTGGACTACTATCAAAGGATAAGGGAAGAAAAAGAGATTGTCAACCCGCCAACTTTTATCCCCCAGTATTTTCTTTAAAATATTTTAATCTTAAATATAAACAATAAACACGTTACCACAATAAAAGCCTCTTCAATTCCACCAGTTTTAGCAAGATTAAGAGAATATCTCTTTTTGATAGGATAAAGCCACATAACACCCATTGGACTTAATGTGTCCACTAATAAGTGAAGTAAATAGCTCCAAATAGTAATGAAATAGTATCCAGTGCCAAAGTATAAAAGTGGTAATGGTAAAATAAAAGCCGCTAAAAACGAATGAGTAAATCCTCTATGCTTGATTGCTCCACTTATAGGAAAGATGTATTTCCCTAACGTACTATATGGGTGATCTATATCCGGCAATAGAGAACCAAATACAAGACATGCTATGATCCATATAAAAGTAATATTGAAATAAAGAGTATTACCCAATATCAAATATAAAGAAATCGCCAGTAATGAATGAGTTATTCCTCTGAAAATCTTCACCCTCCTCTAAAATAAGGGATATAGGATCTATGCACCCAGGTGCCCAGCCTATAACCCCGTTTTAGTAAAACTTTACTCCTCTAATCCATCTAATTGTTTTCAAACATATTAATATTTTCATTAGCACCTGTTAATTGTCTTTTTCTTAATTGCAATCCTTGCTTCACTAATGCCGAAATAGTAATACCAGTTTGTTTAGATAATAATTTGATATTCTCATATTCTTCATCTTCCAGTCTGACAGTTATTGTTCTCATAATTTCACCCCTTTATATATGTATTACAAATTAGTATATATATTAATTTTTAAGTATTTTGCATTATTTTGCATTATTTATAATACACATTAAGTATATGTTTGCCTATATGTCTGCCTATATGTACGGAACATATACCCAGCACGCTATAAGTTAGATATATCAAAGGCTTAAAAAATTAAAATCAACTTGTAGGTAGTGAAAAGGATGGTGAATGGGGGGAATTAGAATTAATTTATCCTAAAAAAAGAAAAAAAAGGGGGTAAAAATATGGAATGGGTCTTAGGATATGTGGATCCACAAATGATAATAACTGGATTATGTGGGTATGGAATAGTAAGAGAGCTTCTAAAGCCAAGCAAATGGAGATGTTTATTTATAACTCAAAAATTATATAACAGAATAGGCGATAAAGAATATTTCCCTTTAATAAAACAAAAGAGATTAACAGACTATGGTTATATAGTGAGAATTAAGGCTCCTGTAGGCATCACATCTGAAAGCTTTATAAAAGTCCAAACCGCTATAGAGGAAATGTTAATTGCAAAAGTAGAAATTAGCTATAATAACGGTTATATATTTGTGAAAGTGTTCGAAAAGAGATTATGCAAAGAATACGCCTATAAAAAAATAGAATTAGAGGGATTAAAGATTCCTATTGGGTACACTTATAGAGGTTTAAAGATTGTTGATTTGGCAAAAGGTGAGCCACATATGCTAGTAGCTGGCGAAACAGGAAGCGGAAAAAGCACGCTATTAAGAGCGATAATAACAAACCTTATATTAAATGCCTCTAACGTAGTTATTCACCTAATAGACCTGAAAAAAGGCGTAGAATTATCAATGTTTAAGGATTGTAAAATGGTAAAATCTTTTAGCAAGAATATAGACGAAGCTAAGGATACATTAACCATGATCCAGGAAGAAGTGAATAGACGATATGAGTTGTTCTATGAGAATAGCTGCAAAGACTTTGACCAATATGTAAAGAAGGGCCATAAGTTAAAACGGTGGATCATAATAGTTGATGAATTTTCTATTATAGTAAAATCAAAAGGTAGCGTTGAAATATTTGAAGAACTATCCGCTATAGCTAGGGCATGTGGAGTCCATCTATTATTATGTACACAAAGACCTGATGCTAAAGTTGTTACAGGGTTATTAAAGCAAAATATCCCTCTAGTAATAGGTTTAAAATGTTTGAATGGACTTAATAGCAGAATAATAATTGACCAAAATGGATTAGAGGACTGTAGAGGGCAAGGGCATGGATTATTAAAGAGTGGTGGGGAATTGGTAGAGTTTCAATCAATGAATTTAGAGGCAGACGAAGCAGAAAGACTGTTAGGGCCATTCAAGATTAAAGCACGGCCAGCAAAGGTAGAAAGGCAGATTATAGAAAAGGATATTTTTGATTTCTTCCATGATAACTGAAAGAGATCTGCAATTAATCGAATGGCTTAAAAACCATACATGTGCTACTACTACCACGCTACAACATTTTTTCTATCCCTCTAAATTAGTTGCTCAAAGAAGACTCAAGTGCCTTTACGATATGAATCAAATTAAAAGGTGCCAAGAATATATAAACGAGGACTACTGTTATTATCTTAAAAAACCTAAACAATTAAAACATAGCGTGATGATAACAGACTTTTACCGTGAATTTTCAAAGTATAATCAAATAAAGTATCTGCAAACACAAAAACAAGTTGGAGACATCCGGCCAGATGGGATTTTCGGATACACAGACCGTTGCGGAATCAAAAGAATAGCAGTACTTGAGGTAGAATTATCGAATAAAGGATTCGATTACCAAAAGTACCGTGATTTCAACTTTATAAAATATTTCAACACAGTGCCAGACGTTTATATTGCTACAAAACAAAAGGTTAAGTCAGATAGTAAAATAAATTTCATTCAAATAATAGATATACAAAATGATCTATTGAAAATATTTAAGCAACCTCAGAATAATAATAAGATAAATAAAAAAACGCATCTCGTGAGAAATGCGTTTACACTAGGGTAACAAATTTCAGTGCCTTCAACACCGTACATGAAGCATTAAATAACTCTAATAAAATAATTGAATCTGGAATTAAGGGTAACAATCCTTTAGTTGGATTAGAGGCAGCATTAGACAACATTGGTCTCGCTAGTAGCTTTGTTGCAAATAATATATAATCTATTATACCAGCTAATATATAAATATTAAAGACTATTTTGCTTAATTAAGCTACTAAAAGTAATTTTAAGTACTAATACTAGGGTCGGACTTGATAAACGCTTATTTAACACCTAATTATATTTAACCCTTTTTTAACCCTTCTTGAATAAATTAAAAAGGTGAACATTAAGAATCATAGGTACGGAAACTATTGATGCATGTACATTTCAACAAAATACGTGACAGATTAAAACGAACATAAATGAATCAGTTGGTCGGGGGTTCGAATCCCTCAGGGCGCACCAATAAAATCCTTATGTTTCAACAGCTCTAAGTATCAGTAACTGATTTAGATAGAGGATAAAACATAAAATGGGGACTGTTTGGGAACTAAGGATATAAAAAGATACCATAAAAACGAATAAAATACGAAAACAAAGCAGAGAGTTCTATTTCTCTGCTTTTTATTTTAACTTTTTTTATTAAGATCTACAAAATATCTATTGTGTATTACAGTGAACGATAAACATTGTGTGTAAGAATGCTTGCAACTATAGTTTCAACTAAAGTGATAATTGCTGATGTTACAAGAGCACCTTCCAGTCTAGGTGTATCACAAAAATTAATCCAAGCATGACGCAGAAGTTTCCGCTAATGGTACAAGCGGCTTGAGCTAGTATATGATGGCTTAGTTTTTCCATGGAGTACTTTCTAGCAACTAGTGAATAGGCAATAGAGCCAAGGGTGTTGGCGAACAAAAAGAAGAATGCCAAAGGTGAATAAGCTCTTGCCATGGCTACGATGGCTTCTAATAATCCTGCGATAATACCAGCAGGTTGTTTGTACATTAAAACAATAAGTCATGTAAAGAATGCCTAGCATGTTCCGTTAAATAGTAACATTTATATAGATTCTATAAATCTTATTAACAGGCGATATTGTGGATAAGTTACCATATAGAAAGAATATTAAGTGAAAAGATAATGATTAATTACAAACGTGAAGAAGAACTTGAAAAATATGCTAATAATGATGATATAATAAGCTATAGAAATGGATTTATTATGAATAAAAATAGTAAACTGCGTAGCTTGGATTGTTGACAAGCCTGGTGAATCTCAAGGGGATAGCTCTAGATATTTTAAAACAAGTATTATCAGAATCAGAGCATTAGTATAATTAGATTCATCTGATCATATTCGTGAAATGAAAGGATGTAGGCATTATGAAAAAATACTTAGGATGGAGCTTTTTAATTTTAGTAGTAATCATTGGGATTACACTGAGTATTTATTATATTTCTTTCAAGATGGATACAAAGGTGCCTGAAATAGAAAAAAGTATCGAGGAAATTGTGAAGGGAAATGAAGGGGATTTAGATATTGAAATAAATAAATCTGATATTACGCAAGCACATAATTATGCTTGGGCTAGATTGAATGGAACTATTGGAAGAGCTAGAGAATTAAGATCAAAATACAAATAA